TTCAGCAGCAAATCCAGTTTTCATAATCAATCCATTAGGAAGTGTTGTGCTTTCTCCTCCAGTATAAGCGATTGCTCCATTGGGAGCAGATACAACTCCTTGGTATCCTTGAACCTTATAATAAACCGTGCCAGTATACTCGCCCATGTAAGCCACTTTACCATTGACATCAGTCATTACTGTAACTGTGCCTCCTCCTCCTTCTTTCGAAATTACTACCGCGGCCGATCCATTACCAGTCGCACTGCCGGCAGTATAAGCAAGCACACTTGAACCATTTGTTTTAAAATAAAGGTTGCTTGTGGGTGAACCAGAACCTCCTAAAACTTCCATCACGACGAGTGTTTTATTTGTGCCGACAATAGGAGAAAGATCTAATTCTTCATAAGCCGTAGATGGAGTGGTAATTTCGAATGTGCCAGTAGCACCACTATCTACCAGATTGAAACTATTAGAATCAGATATTTCTGTTGATTTTGCCTTAAATCTTACATCGAATGATATGTTAGCCGGCACGGATGCATCATCACCAACCGCAACACTCCAAGATTCGCCCGCGGCAATGGGTAAGGTCATGGTCTCGCGTCCAACCATTCCAGCATATCCATAATTATCATTTAAGAAGACCTCGGTTCCAATAGTAACCTTGAATCCATCTATATTAGAACCCACATCAAACAAGCCAGTCACTATAAGATATCCATCAGTATCAGCGGTACCAGTTGTACCTACAGTTGTATATCCTTCTCCCAATCTTTTAGTAGTAGAAGCGATTGTCTTATAATTCTCAATGTTATAGGTTAATGCAAAGTTTCGGTAAGGTTGATTAGAACTGGCAGCATTCCTGTGCTGTGGCATAGGTAATTTTATAATATCTCGACCACTGATCTCTATTCTTATAGTGGGTCGGTGATTTCCGCTATCTTCAATGTTAAAAGTTTTTACACCAGTAAGATTATCAGAATATAGGTAACCACTCTGAGAGTCTTCATCATCACTAAAGAAAGTGCCCTTAATTGTCTGTTCGTTCCAATCAATTATGATCTCTGTGGTTGAATGTTCTTCGCTCTTATTTTCAGTGTGTACCCAAGCACTCTTGGATTTAATAACAGTCTTCGAAACATTATCTGGAATTGTAATTGGTAAAACATCAGACCAGTTATTAGATGGAGCAGTGGTTGGTGTTTGAGAAGACCAAATATCTGCTCTTTCACCCGCTGCACCGCTATCAAGTGAAACAGAATTTACATCAACATATCCATCTAAGGATGTATCTGTGGCATCCACCAGTTCTTGTGAACCAACGATCTGAATGTGATCAACCTCTGGGCTTAATTCAATTCTTCTAGTGCACAAGGCTCCAATAATTTCAAAAGCAAAACCTTCGGCCTTCACTTTGTCAATATTGAATTCTATTTCTATCTGTGTCTGTCCTTCATTAACTGGAACAAATACAATTTCTTCAATGTTAGTTGAGACATTACCTTCTTCGTTGTATGATTGTTTATCAGTTCTCAGTAAGGGCTGTTTTGAACCGTCTGGATATGTTACAAACATCTCCGCCTCTCTAAAATTATCACTAGCATGCATGAAGATTTGAGACCTAATATATAATCCTCTAATCTTTGAATTTACAAGCCCTGCTCCATTAAATCCATTAATAGGAAATTGAACCTTACCTGATATTTTATATTCTCTATCATCAAAAATTTGGTTGAAGTTGCCTGTAGAGTAGTCGTTTGATATGGATGAAAGTTTTAATCCAGATAAGTTACCAGATAGATTTGAACCTTCGGCGGGTGCAGTTGATGCTGTTGGTCGAGAAAAAGCATCTCGCAATCCATTAGCATTAAACATATTTCTTACGTCAGAATTCATGCCAGAATAATCTAAATCGCTAAATGTCGCACCATTCTGGCTAGTAATGCCACGATATTCCATATCAGCGCCCCAATTACCAAAGTTACCTACAGTCCATTCTGTACCATCATAGTACATTGAATCACCATAGGATGGGGTAACATTACTTGCTACATCTGTATGAGTTGCACTAAATAATCTATGGTTACTTATTGATGCGCTGTTGGCTTCGAATCCTCCTGTCGCAGAATTATATGAAAGAAAATCGCCATGAGTAATAGTATCATCTACACCAAGCAATCTATTTGCGGTTATATTCTGTCCATAATCAAAGGCTGCCTTTGATGTTGGTAATGTATCATCTGTTGAAGATGAATCTATTGTAAGAGACTTCTTCATTTTCGATGTTATGAGCTTACCATCGGAATCAATAGAAACAAATTCACCAGAATCAAAACCTGTAATATCAATCTCATCAGCAGTAAGAGCATCAGGTGGAGTATATGTTATTACTTGCTCACCATCGACTTTAAGAGAAATACTAAGACCACCTACACCAGATGCAGGATTATCCACAGGATTGATTTTTATCAAATTCAATGCTGCACCATCGGCACCTCCCAACTTAGTATTGATTAGAGAATTGATAGATTCTTGGGTTGGTATCTTAGATGGACTTGATGGTAATATTCCACCAAAAGCATCGTTTGTCATTTCAAAGCCACTCGAAATGGCATTACCTTTACTATCCCATTTTAATACTTTATTTGGATCTGTGACATCTCCTGTAACAAAAGTTGCGGAATTACCCGAAGTCTGTTTTGCAATGGATGTTGTATTTCTTGTAAGTGCCATGATTCTATTTATAAGATTTAATATGGGTATATGATTTTTTCATCTTCTTCTTTCTTAGTCAACTTATAGTTTTCTATTGGAAGAACATAATCATTCTCTGGTGTTAAAATTGGTTTGGTTACATATCCGAAAGACATTTCGAATCTATTACACACATTTGGATTTATCTTCTTTGGAAATTTCTTTCCTTCTTTAAGAGACCTCTTCCATGCGTCTTCTTCTTTTTTAAAAATTAAGTGATACATATTTTATTATTCTGCTTTCTCAAGTCCCAATCTTAACAGTGAAGTTTCGATTAAACCCGCGTAATATGCACGCCCAGCATTTTTTGTGACATCAAGATTATAATCACATTGAGATGCAAATACACCTCCTGTTGATCTCAATGATGTAAGAGAATTTCTGAAACGAGTACCCGAGCTCTTGCCATTAGACACACGGTTAAAAATGGCGGCATTTTTAATATTAGAATTTAGCCCATTCTTGAGAAACGCTCTAGCAACGGAATTCGAAGTGCCGGGAGATGAATCTTCATCTTGAAACATGATATTGATTACATTTGTTGGTGGGTCTTGGGATGCGGCAGCTAACATATCAGCACCTCCAAGATAAATAGAATTTTCATATCCACTACCTCGACCAAAATTTCTTACCGTCACTAATGAATCATATCTTTCTTCATCATTATTATAAAAAGGAAGGAGAGTGGTTTTAAGATTATTTGCTTGCATTCTTTGCAAATCATCTAGTGTTGAATCCATTGAGCCAGAATTATCGAACCAGATATTGATTTTGGTTGTAAAACTAACCTCAACTGTACCTATCCATAAAGGAACAGTGCCGTGATATATTTGTGAAACCTCTTGATTTCCCATAAATACTTTCCCTTGAAGATTATTTAATATCATAATTAATCAACAATAATATAAACTGTGGAAGCATTTGGTGTAAGTGCATCATATTCGCCCTGGGTCAATTTGATGATTCCTGTCACAGAGCCCAAATTTGACACCTTATTATTTATTGCAACATCTTGAGATGTATTTTTGTTTTGTATTGCAGTGATATCATTGTCATTACTGGTAACTCTATTTTGTAAAACTGCTATATCATTGTCATTACTGGTAATTCTATTTGACAAGGATGTTATGTTACCATCTTGAGATGTATTTTTGTTTTGTATTGCAGTGATATCATTGTCATTACTGGTAACTCTATTTTGTAAAACTGCTATATCATTGTCATTACTGGTGATCTGACTTTGAAGATTTACATCTTTTCCTTTCAGATCTGTGATATCATTGTCATTACTGGTGATCTGACTTTGAAGACTTGTAATATCTTGTCCTTCTTTAGTTTTAAAGGTATTTAACTCAGCATCTGTTACAAAACCCTCTATATCTAGAACTCCATCAACTAAAGTTATCTTTCCTTCAGTTATCCCAGCAATTGTGGGCTTATCATATGTGAAAAATCCATCATTATATGTTAAAGTTCCATCTAATGATCTGTCTGCAGTTTTCTGTTTTAAACCTATTTCAGTTCTTGCATATCCACCAATACCTCTAATCGTGGGCTTATCATAGGAGAATATTCCATTCCCTAGATATGATAGAGTACCTGAACCAGAAGAAGGTGCGAGAGGTTGGATAAAAATATCATCAATACCAACACCACCAAGATCACTCAAAGTTGGAATAGTGGGTTGTATGTAACTGAATGTATTACTATTGGAAGCATAACTCAAACTACCCGCGGGAGCAGTTGGGGTCGGATTTTCGATTCTAACATCAATCTCGCTGAATTTTTGAGAAATCTTTGCATCCGTTTCATCATCGGTATAATAGTTGGCATTAAGAGTTGTTAAATTTACTTTTTTATCCAATGCCGTTTGCGCCGCATTAGAAATTGGTTTATTTAAATCAGACGAATTATCTACCTGATCTAAACCGATCTGATCCTTGGTTACTTCATGCGGATTTTCTCTATCTGCGAGATGTCGAGTAAGTTGGCTAAAACTACCGCTTGAAGCAATCTTTGAAATCCTATTACTAGAATTCTTAAAGAACAAAAAACCATCCTCATAGTTAATCGCTAGTTCACCATAATCGAGATCATTTGGGTGAGGTGTTGCATTAGGTCTCGATGTTTTAGTGAGTATTATTTTTGAATTCGGCATTTTCTTTTATTATAGTGAATCATTAAACTATTTGGACGAATACAAATCCTTGTGAGATTGTATTATCCGTATTTACGAGCTGTATTTCTCTGACCTCAAATCCACTTGGTATTGGAATTGGTCCATCAAATGAAGTCACGTTGATATCTGCTTTATGGACAATATTAATACTGGAACCTGCAGGTGGCACAGCAGAGAATGATATTGTATTCTTACTTTTATCTAGAGTATATGCAGATGAACTATCTTGAGATATACCATCAATATGAACATCAAACCAAACAGCCAAATCAGTATCAATATCAAAATCTAGATTATACAGAGAAGTGGTCCCATTAGCAAGTATTGTTTGCTGCTTATATTGATATACATTATTTTCTAGTGTATCTAATCTAGCGATGAAGCCATTTGTCTTTTTTCTCCATTGATCAAATGTATCACCCAGATCGACCTTATCACTATTTTCAATTCTTGTAAAATGATTGGGTGAATAAACTTTTAGGATAATCTCATTGGCTGATGGATCGTCAAGTGTAATTGTTATAGGAATGAAATTCTCTCCTGTTGGAAAGGTAGATGTGGTAGTAAATTCTTTTGTAACACTTTTACTAGAGTCAAGTGTTAAGATACCAGTAATCTGTCCATCAATCTGAGAAGATTCACCCACAAAATGATCAGCTGCAGTAATTCCTGTACCACTAATCTTATATGCATGTTGTGTTCCGATATCACCCTGATAATCATCAAGGGTAAGAATAAAACTCTCTCCAGCTACAATATATTGTTTGTTTATGCTTATGTGTGCCATATTCTTATTTATCTAATTTTGTCAGTAACAATTTCATCATTGATTTTAATTCATCAATGTCTTCTTTCATCTTACTATTTTGTTTTCCTATTTCTTTTCTTCTCAGCGCTGCTTCGTATGCACTATTATCTATATTTATGATAGCACCATTCTTGCCATCTTTTATATATTCTGGGTGATCTTCAATGGGTGTGTATTCTGTTCCAGTCATATTTAGGTTGTTGCGATCGATCTCAAACTTTTTATAACAGGAACATATTCATGGTCACCGGATGTCATGACAATCTTAATTTGGAATGATGAGAATAAAGGTAGTCCCTCTTTTTCAAATTCTACCTCTGCAAATTCTTCTCTATCGCCGTTGACGGGAATTGGATTTCCATTTTTAGGAAGCACTCTTATGAAGTCATTCTCTGAAATATTTTCTTCACCTGTCTTTGTTCTGATATAAACTCTAACATTAGAAGATGAGATTGGTCGATTAATTTCAAGGAATGTTGTAATCTGGTCTGCAGGATTGGCTAGAGAAACCTCTTGTGTGATATACCTTGCTTCTGCTGTACCATGATTAGCATCTATTTCTGAATCAACCTCGGGCACACCTGGCGCCACTTCATCTTCTCTATTTACAATATTGCGAACACCTGCTAATCCTAATCTGTCAAGATCAAGAAGTGGTGTTACAAAACTTGATGAAGTTGTTAATGTTGCTTTAAGTTTTATATCATTACTGATTGTACCTTTATTGTAATATTCTTCACTCGGTGTAACATCAACATAAGTTGTACCATCATCAATGGATAATTGATATCTGATACTTGTTTGAGGTAGATTTATCTCTTCAGATTGAAGCATTGCCTGAGAGAATATTGCTGCAGGGCTATCAGATGATGCAAGAAGTTCAAATTCCCAGTCCTTTGTTTGAGTCGCAAAATTGGCTCGATTCAACTTAAACTTGAAATCTTTATTCTGATCGGCTGTCCATGTCGAAGCATTCTGTGATTTGAACATCACACCTGTATATGGATTCTTCACAATCATTTCACCTGTGGTAACATCTTCTTTACCTATATCTGAAAGCCACATTCTATAATTATCATCATTAGATAATACAACGATTGCATATTCCACACCGGGTGAAAGATAGATGGGTGAATCAAATCTGAAGTTTGTGACCGCTGTGGCATCATCAGATATACTGACATCTTCGGGCAATAAAGTTATTTCACTACCGGGAATGATTTCCTGTGAAGGATAACCATTATCAGTAGTCACAACATAAATCTGAACAGGAACATTATTAGATTTCCTTTGGAAATATAAATCCACAGATGTAGCAAATACACCTTCTTCAATTTCTCCAATCATAAATGATTGAGCCAATGGGTCTCTCCATCTACGTCTTCTTCTTCTAACATTTCTGCTGATATTAACCCATTCTCTTCTAAGTCTAACTCTTCTAGTAGAAACAATAGTTCTTTGTCTATGTTGAATTATACCAGTGGCACTATAATTTACAGATGCTGAAGTTGTCGAATTATCAGCCTTTGCGCCAGTTGCAGAGTCATTAAGAACAACTTCTCTTTCCCCTGTTCTGAATTTATTGGCTGAATTATTTGGAATAATGAAGTAACCGTCAATGCTTCCTGCATCATCAGTTATCAATTCTTGTCTTGTGTCACCTAAAGCTGTGAATATCTGTGTTGGATTATCTTCTCCTAAGAAACTTCTAGTATCTTGATTATCTGCAAATTCAACAAATGGTGCCTTAGTTGCATATGAAGATATATCAACACCATCAAAATAGAGATGCAATTTAGTATTTGGTCTAAACAACTTACCTGTAAAATAAACTCTTCTTGATCTTATGAATGGAACAAAAGATGTATCAACAACTCTATTATTAACTGTGGTTCTTACTGTTTCAATTCGTGCTGTGGTTCTTAGACCTCGTCTAATTGATCTTCCGAAGTTGAAACCAAAGAAGAGTCTACGACCTCTACCAAAGCGGCGCCACGTATTTGTTCGTGTCCATCTAAATCTTCCAGCCCAGTTTGTTCTCCAAGAACCCCATATAGTTCCCTGTGCTCTAATACCATTTCTGATATTTCTTAGCACGTCCGCATCATTTTCTCTATTAACAATAACATCGGGTCTCTGACTTGTTTCTTTCCATTGGTCAGACGAAGGAGATAATTTCATCTCTCCCCACCATGCAGCTACGGCATAGGGATTAACACTCATGTGCATACTTGCCTTATCTTGATTGATAAGAGCAACTTCATCAGTACCATATTCGAATGGAAGAGTAGCCATACCATCAAGATGGATTCCATTTGGACGAACATTGTTTATCAGTGGATTTTCTAAAACAAATCTATTACTACTTTCATCGAATGAAGCTCTCATAAGTCCTTCGACTTTATCAACCGAAGCAGCGTAACCTGGATCAAGTGTATCTGATGTACCATGACCAAGGAAACTATCAACTACGATTCCATTCTTGAATCTTTCCATACCCGTGGTATCATCGGGAATCTGCTTTGAATTAGCATCTTTCTCCAATAAAGATAGGGTATTAAAATATTCGATATTCTTAATGCGAGATTCAAGTTCACCGATATCTCTCATTGTATATCTTCTATTATCAATATACTCATTCTCGATATCTTTAATATCAAAAGTATAAGCAGGAACATTGACCGTATAGAGATGCATCGCATTGTCTGGTATAGAGGGCTGATCTGGGTTTAGACCAGGAGTACCTTCTATCACATTAAATTCTCCAATAGAATTTACAACAACAACATCAACTCTATTAAGATAATAGTTTACCTTCGTCTCTACAACACTATTTGGATCAAAGAATGTTGTCAGACCGTTTGATCCTATTTCATCACCTCGGAAATCAATGATATCACTAAGTCTTACACCTTTATAGGAAGGAATATCTTTATAATCGGTATTGATATATGAATTTTTAGTATAATATGATCCTACACTACCGCGGATAAAATATTTAAATGTAACTACAACGGTTTCAGAACTTAGGTCTAATGATCCTGTGTATCTAATCTTTGCTTCTTTGTAAATACCATCTCTTTGTCCATCATCCAATTCGATATCACTTTTAATATCTGTAATTGGGCTATCAGATGTGATAGTGGCACTTATAATTTCGATTACATCAACTTTTCCTAATCCTCTAAATGTATCATCAAGTGTGCCCACGAATGTTTGAGTACCATGTGGTTTTGCTGCTCCTCCATCTGAAGGTGTTTTAGTTTTTATGCTTCTTTCAGATGTATCACCATCAACCTCAAAAGAGTGTAATACTGGTACAGTTTCACCGTCGGTGAACCCGTGACCAGCTGCGAGAGTCAGAGTTACTTCATTATTACTGATACTTGCGGTTTCTGGAATAATAACAGCCTCGGTTGTTCCTGTGCCTCTTTGAATGAGATAATCATCACCGCCACCCTCATCCTTAAAGATTCTTCCATCATTGCCGGTATAAGTTATTTTAACAACCCCATTCGAACCTTCACTTGAATCAAATTCACCATTAAAAAGTTCTCTTATCTTGAATGTAGAGTCAGCTGCAACCACATCAGATATATTTTCATAAGGAAGGACAATGAAACTCTCTGATATGGTGGGATCAATGATTGTGCTTGTAGGAGTAAATTTGAAATTAGTTCCAGTTATATCATTTGTATTATCGAATGAGCCGTCTATATTATAAACATACAATCTAAATTTATCACCGATATATTCGATTCCTCTTACTTTAGCAGTAGCACCACTAGTGGTTTGTGTAACATCAATTCCTAAAGCAGGTGTGCCAAAAAGACCATCACCTTCGATATATGAGCCTAGTTCTGCAGTAACAACTGCTTCGACAGGATCAACTTCGGTTGTTCTAGCCTTTGGTGCAGGAATATCAATTCTCTCTGTTGCCTCAACTCTGAAACCATCTACATAAGCAACAGAGGGTTCAATACCAATCGACATTCTAGATTCACCGTATTTTTCAACATCGGCTGGGGATGGTTGGGTTGCATCGATTAATACATCGCCGATCTCTGCAATTCCAGAGATATCTCCTTCTTCTACAGTAATTCCTGCATCACGAATTTGTTGCTCAGTATATAATCCTCTATTTTCGGAATCATTAGTATCATTATAATATTCTCTAACATCGATAATAAAAGGCTCAACGGCATAATCTCCACTCTCTTCTTCTGTTCTTCGTGCAAGGGTATTGGTGATATTATCACCCAAAATATCTGATACCTTTACTCTATCTTTTCCATCTACAATTTCTAAAATAAATGAGAATATTTCATCACTCTCATTTATATCTGAAAGCGAGCTTACATCAGAATTATTATCTACAAAGTCTTTATCATTACCCGCAACTGTTGCATCACCATCGCTGAGAAATAAAAGTTCTAAGTCGATTGCATATCTATCTGCACCAGGTGCCTTATAGTTAGGATAACCTTGAGCATTATCATAAAGAGATTCTGTTTCATCATCTTCTGCTGTTATGGTCTGTTCATTTACTCTAAAGGCAAGTTTTCCATTAGCAAGATAATCATATACAGGTTTTACAAAAAAGATTTCTGTTTCATCAGATAATACAAATTCTCCTTTTACAAAGAATATACCTGAATCTACTTTAGCAATAATCGCTTGATGTGATGCAACTAAAGAGCCAATTGAGCCATTACTTGAATCTTGAATGGGTAGGTATGGACTATCTGAGATGGTGCCTCGACCTGTCAACTCTGGATCGAGAGCTGTTTCTGTACTAATGGAAATAATTGTTTCTGCACCGCCATAATAAATGGCGCCACCCGAAATTGGGAATGTCTTAGTTTCAACACCTGTGGTTTCATTTATGTATGAATTATCATATCTCACAAAGAATCTTATATCACCATTACCAAGTTCTACATAGTGTAATACGGTAGCATTGATATAATATGTCTCGGCTCCATCAACCTCTTGATATTGTAATGTAGTTATATTATTGAGATAATGTGTCTTATCTTCCGGTCGAAAAATATTAGATTCATCAATGTTGATATCAACGGCATAAATTGAATCATCAAATTGTTTTTCTCCACCAACAACAGCGGCACCATCTTCAAATGATGCTCTACCTAATGAATCAATCTGCGATTGAAGCATAGATTGCATTTGATTAAGTTCTCGGGCTTGAACTGAAACTCCAGGCTTATATAGAATCCTTAGATAATTTTTCTCTTCTGGTGTCTTACCACCTGCAATGGATGAGGTTTGAAAATCATCTACATAAGGCGTTTGCCCAAATGTTGTAATATTATTCGGCATATTGTATTTGTTTGATTATATTTATTGAATTAGAATTGTATTACAATCCTAAGGTCTTCAATCTGATCTTGATTTCTATTAATTCTTTTTCTATTATCCACAAAAAGAACTTCACCTGTATCCTTTATATATTCACTTGTATATAAAGATAAGACATCTGAACCTTGTATAGTTACGGGAATTGTAGTTTCGGCTACAATATCACCTGATGTATCAAAAGGCAAGAAATTGGAGAGGAATTGATCTTGCTGTTGATAGTAAATCTTTTTACCACCTAGATCAACATGCACAACTTGTGCTTTGGCACCTGAACTAACCTGAGATATGATTGTACCCGGATCGAACCCTTGAAGATTCACATCACTACCACTAATCTGAATATAATTTAAGCAGTCAATTGCTTCTTCATCTGCATAGACTAGAGCCACATCTTCGTTATCAATATCATCGGGTGAATCATCTGTTCTTCTTTGAGGATTCTTTATGATTGAAATCTGTCTATATGCTGCCACTGTTAAAGACTCACCATCAACAGATTCTGCAAATCTTGCATAAACACCGGCATAATGAGCTGGAGTATGATTTGAAATATCATAACCAAAACCTTCAAGTGGCGCCAGAAGTGGGATTATCTTAATATCATCAATCTTTGTTCGATCACCATTTGTATCTACACTGTAAACTGTGATGGTGGCTTTTTTGTATCCGGCAGGTGCATTTGTATAAGAATTAACCGTATAATACAATTTATCGATGCCCGAACCAGATGCGGGGCCTTCGATTGTAAATCTACCATCGATGGTTCCAGTAGTTCCATCACTATCTACAATTAAGACATCGGCGATCTTAGTGCCAGTTGAATCGATACCCTCAAGAACAATATCAACCTTGTCTAAGTCTACTGTACCAGTTGTTTGTTCGATCTTGAATCCATAAACCAAGCCTCCTGTCGCAGCCAACGCTGCTGCTATCTCAGTTGAATCAGTCAATGCATCGGGTGAAACACTTATAAATTGATCATTATCTAATTTAGAATTAGATGATAAAGCGCCAATATAAGCCCAAACATAACCATCACCACGATCATCGCCAACCTTTTGTGTGGCTGATTGGAATGTGCCATTATCGACATGAGGTGAGAGTGATGATTCTCCGATAGTACCATTTCCATCAGTATTATTTTCAATGCAAAGATAAATTTTATCATCACTTACTGTTATAGATGGATATAGATTACCCTCAAGTTCAAAGGTAAGAGGATCGGTTGGATCATATCTTTTATATCTTCTATCTTGAGACCATAGATTCTTGGGAATCATTGGCGAACTTTCCTTAACTTTCACCAAGGTCATCAATTCGTCGCGCACATCTTGTTCTTCAGCAAGTGTCACTTGTGGAAGAGGTTCAGTAAACAATGAGCTCTCCTCGGATATTGGAGGTGTGCCAGGGTTATTAGGCCAAGGAATGAGTCTTCCTATACCAATGTAATAGTTGTTACTAGGATTATCGATGCCAGACTGAAAATCTCCGACAGCGTTTTTTCTAAATGTTGGGGTTATAATAGCACTCATATTTTTTTAATTAAATCTTTCTTTGTTTATTTATACAATTTTTATTAGTCATCAAAGCCAAATGTCGTTATTGCTGTGAAGTTATCTGCGGTATCAGATGCTCCTGTTGTGACTTTAACTCTATCAATTGGTTCAGAGGGTCGGGCTTCCACGGTCGTATCAAAGAACTCAGCCTCAACAGTCTTGATAAGTGGCTTGGTGGTAGTTAGTCCATAGAACTTAATTTTCATTTTAAAATCAAGGGTATGGATAATGGTTCTTCTTGTTTCGAAATCCCCTTCATACTCATCTTGAAAAGAAATACTCTCAAGAATAATAGGCACATCAGCAGATGAATTGGGACCATTCATATCTTTGATAGCTACGGTATATTCTGGTGTGAATGTGGGAAGAATCTGCTCCATAATTTGAAGAGCCTCATCTTGAGTCTTAGAAAGAATATTTAATTGCATACCTAGTATATAAGGCACACTTTGATTTATGACATCTTTGCCAGTTACAGTATCATTGAAATATATCTTATTATTCTTATTTAAATTTGTAGTGGGGTCATAGGATATATCTGTGATCTCAAAACTCATTCTTGGAACTTTGATCGCAACTGATTCATCTCTTTTATCTGATTCTATACTGGCAAGGAATTTTTGTCTTGGCCCATAAGAGATTGGTACTC